TCGGAAATCTGGCGTTTTAATATTGCATATACTTTCTTTGCTGTTAATGCCATATGCGCTTCTCCTTTACAGTTTGTACCATGTATCGGTAGGTTTGTGATATTCGTATAATTCAGAAGTATCAAGGCACAACGCCGAAGAACCACTCTGTACGTAATGTGGAAGTTTCGCCACGTCCTTTGACAGCCCTTCATAATCACGAACCATACCTCTTGCATCCGTACACACCCAACTGCCTAAATCCGGCAACTCGTCGCCAGGATTATACTTGATGCCGTCGAAAATAACTGTGTTTTCTGCTTTTGCCATCTATGCAATCATCCTTTCTGCCCCAACAGGAGCCACATATGTGAACTGGTTTCCTAAGATATCTCTGGCTGTGCCAATAACAAACTGTCCATAGTCTGCCAGAATATTACATACAAATTCCTCCGCGTCCACCCAATACCGTTTCTTAACCATACGATGAAGTTCTGGTAATAGACCATAGCTGAACATCACACAATGCCCTAACTCATGAATAAATACACGGTTCAGAAGTTCCCCGTGAAGGTTATTTGCAATTGAAATAATATGGGTGGAATAATCCGATACTCCAAGTGTTCTATTGCCTGTACGGTCAATTAACACGCTGTCATGTGGAGATACAAACTGCACTCTCCATAGGTCGCCGTTCATGTAAAATTGTCTTAGCATGGTTTATCACCATCCTTTTCAAATTAAATCAAGTTCTTGGAATACTTTAAAAATCTTTGGAGATTGAATTGCAAACCAATCAACCATTTCTTCGTTCGTAGCCCATGCTCCATAAAAATTGGCAGACGAAGAATCAAGTCCACTTTCAAATAAAAAAGCATGAACAATTTCATGACGTAGAATGTTTTTCTTCCAATTTTCGTAATCTCTTAATTCACAATCATCTTTTTTGTTACACACTATAATTTCGTGCGCGGACATATCCGTGTATCCATCTCTGCCTTTTCCATCAAGTAAATCGTCGTCTTTTTCATTCCTGAAATATATTTTGTACTCGGTTCCTAAAATATTTACAGTCAAATTTTCCATAATTAATCCTCGAATTTCATTACGAATTTTCCACCGCATTCACATTTTTCATGACAGTCATATACATTCCAATTAGTTGTTGATTTGTCAGCACTTGGTTTCTGTGGTTTTCCGCATTTCTCACAAATCATTTTAATTTTGACTTCCGCTTTTTTTCTCGACATATTATGTACCTCCATAACTAAAAAGCCCCTGCTACATTTCTGTAACAAGGGCAAAATTCATTTCATATTCAATTCATCTGCTGTATCAGACGGGTCAGGTCAGTTTTCATCGACTGCCTAAGAGTTGCGTCTGCATCTGACCACATCTCTGTAAGATTACGGATAATGTCAGACGTATACTCTTTCATGGAATCATCCATTTTTCTCTTGGATTCTGTATCATTGGAATCATGGTAATGCCTGCGATTCTCGCTGTATCTGTCATAGCTTTCGCCATATCTGGACTGCTTATGGTTCATTCCATCCATTCTCATATCACTACGATCTGGATGATATCCCATGCGGTACATATTACGTTCAAACTCTGGATTGTTCAAATACTCGTCCATCCAGTCATCATCTTCCATGTACAGATATGGTTTATATCCCATACGACTTCCTTTGCCTTTCGGGGCAAATCTGCCGTTTGCATAACGATATCTGTCATATCCCATGCGTCCAAGATACTTTTCTTCCTGTTCGCATTCGTCCATAGCTTCTACGATTCTGTAGTCTTTATCTGCACAAATCGCATACTTTACGGATTCCATGCAGTCTTTTAAATCGTCCCAGTCTTGCGGACTAAGCTTGTCGAAGCCACATGCCTTGGCTTTTTCCATAGCCCATTTTCCCATTTCCATTGCAGCTTTATGCATTACAGTTCCCCCTTTCTAACAGCCTGTGTAACAGGTGTGTCTGTCGTTGGGGCTGTACCATTAATTGCTGTCAAATTGTTGCTCGGACTACAAGCCGGATTTCCTAACATCTTGAATACTCCGCCAGTTGCACTTGTAGCTACTCTGGTTGCGTATTTCGTTCTGGTTCTTATTCCACAAGCCGTAATCTGTGCACAGCAACGATTCTCTAGCGGATACAAAGTTGTTCCTGTTCCTATCTGAATCATTACCGGAGCAGTAATTGTAGTGGCTTCTGGTATACTTTGTGCAACAACAATACAATATTTCTCTCCATTGTTGTAACTGCCTGCTGGGAGTGTGATTACAAGATTACCTCCTGTAAACGCAACAGCTTGGCTTATTACAAGACGGTTGCAGAGCTTACAAACATTTTTACAACTCATATTTCTACCTCTCAATCAAAATAAGAGGTGAGCCGTAACCCACCTCTTAGAATTAGTCAACCTCTAAGGGTGAGTTACTTAGCAACAACCGTTGCCATATGTATTACATCCTGCGTATGCATATGGAGCTGGAACCTGGAATGCAGGAATCGGAGCCGGGTTGATTGCATTGATTAATCTCTGAGCCTGTGCGTACATCTCTGTTGTAAGCAATGCGGACTGACGATCCTGAGATGCAGCACGTTTCAGATCAGAGTTCTCTGCCTGTAATGTTGCAATCTTATCGTTAGTCAGGAAGTCAAGGATTGCTCTTGTGTTGCTGTTCTGGTTTTCCAG